ATACAATAGAAACCGTGTCTAGTGGCTGCTGAGATAGTACATACCAATAATCACTACCGGCATCGAAACTGTCAAGCGGCATATTTGTGGTAGTATCACCGTCAAACAGCTCGTCGGCAAATAGGGTATATGCGGTATTTGCTGCGGTATATTTCCACACACCAACCGGAAAGTGCTCAGTGCCCCTCCAAATAAGGAAGTCCTTAGTGTTTGCTACCAGTAGTGTCTTGGCTACATTGGCAAACTGGCACTTACTGCAGCTAGCTGTGAGGTCATATTTCTTTGTCCACGTTATTGAATTCGGTGGAAGGGCTGAACCCTGGTACAGGTCTTCTCCACCAGATGAGTCATACGTGTGGGCGAGGATAACATCAGTGTTACCCTTCAGGTCCCTGAATTGGCACAGAGATTTCCACCTGAGTCCTGATGCTACCGCAGATGCAGTGAGGGCAGACATGCCCTTTCTCTGCTTCCACTCGTAGCCGGGTAACATGTTTTGGGTATCGGAAAGCTGGTCTTCCTTTAAGAGTAGCGGGTGAACACCCTTGACCATTTTACCGAAGCCGTGACTAAACTCCTGGTCCGTTTGAGACTTCATTAAGCATCCCCCTAGAAAAAGGACCCATCGTCGGCAAAACCACTCTCCCAATGAATAACCTGGGTTACGTGGTCTGTTTCATTGTCTCCAGATGAGTTTATGTCGTTGTTTATTAGATTGATGTCACCTACGAGTCGCTGCCACAGCTCATCCTCATTAACCTGCCCGGCAAGAATCTTAGCAGCCTCAAGCACGATGAGCCTCTCAACACGGTTGTCGAAGTCCGTGGTGTCTGTGTCGCTAGACAGGGACCTGTCCCATGCCATGTACCAGATATGGAGCTCGTTGTACAGCTTGGTGCTACTGTTGGGCCACAACCATAGCTTACGCGCAGGTGAGGTGTCGGTAGACAGTTGATCTACGCCAAAGATGGTTATGTAATTCGGATCTCCGGTACTCCGTGCCTTTGAAGTGTACTCGTATATGCTATCCCTAAACAACGGTTGCCAATTACTTCCATCCCACCACTTGGCAACTAAGAGATGCTTCAGATCTGTAGGTAGATCTTGTGCTAAACATATATTATTTGCTGCGTAGGTAGCCCTGACATGACCGGTAGCGCTTGAAGTGGCACCAGTAAGGGTTTCACCAGCAACAAAAAGTCCACTGGAATATCCACCTGCGTCATTGATGGCTGCAGTAGCTCCAGATGATCCACCGGTCAAAGTCTCATCATCAGCAAAAGTCCCTGTTGGACTCTCGATGACCATGTTAGTAGCGCCGCTTGAAGAGATGAAACGTGCGGTGTACGAGTTGGTAGACCCTGTAACTGTCTCGTTGGATTCAAATGTTCCAACCATTGCATCGACAACAAGTGTCGTTCTGAAGGTGGATATAACTATAAAGTCATCACCAACGTACTCAACAACCGCAGTGTGATTGTTGGTTCCGCCAGAGATTGTTTCACCTATTTGGAATGTACCGGTCTGGGCAACAAGATTGACCTTGGTCAGTACCTTGATGTCCTGCTTTATGTCATACTTCTCAACCCCACCAAAACGGAGTGCCACGATCTTCTGTGCTTGTGCTAGCGCATCCTCTACCTCTGTGTCGGTCCACCTGGTTCCGTCTAGGCCTCTCTGGGCATGACGATCCCATATCTCGACAACATCACCATTGTCATAATCATTGTCGGTACCACCCTCTATGGCACCAACCGTGAGCTTGTCGTTGGTCGCACCACCATTGCCTATTAACTGGATGGTTGCCAGTGAACCTCCGTCCGTGATATTTCTAACAACATCACCTACGATAACACCCTGAGTGACAAAGTTGTATGAAGCATCCTGGAAGAACGCAGCACCATTGCCACCGTCGTGAGTGAGTGTAGAGGAGGACATTTTCTCCGTGGGGGCTGGGTCACCAACTTCGGCCCGTATGTACTTACGTAACGTAGACAGAGTTGCTCCCATAGTCCTCTCCCCTCATTTATAGTGTCACCTATAATTTATAGTGTCACCGATAAGTCTAGTAGCCAACAACAAACAGAAGATGCTTCTTCGCATTCTCAAGAACGTTTCCGCCATCGTCGCCCAGCTCAAGGTATGCAACCGGACCAGCAGTATAGTCGTAATTCTCAGTGTAGAGACTCAGCCTATACATGGCATCGACGTTAGCTGTCCAGGCGGCCTCGACTTTTGACATCTTAAGGTCTGCTACCGCGATCTGGTAACTAGCACCGTCACCGGTAACAAGCCAAATAGCCATCCTCTTCCCACCCGTTGCAGGCATAACAGCGATTTCGCTTAGTGTAAGAGCCATCAGTATTTCCTCCTAGAAGCCGATAACGTTAAGAACCTGCTTCTTCGTTGCTGTGATTTCAGTAAAGGTAATCGAAGAACCTGAGAAATCAGAAACGTCAAGACTGTTGTCGTCATCGACATCTTGAAACCAGCAGGCCTCAATCGTTACCAGCCCAAGGGACGCGGCAGTTACAGTGGTGCCGCCGGTAAGCTCAGCGCTCACGATCCACCTGTCTCCTATGGGGTGTCTCCCTATGATAGTCATTGCTGTAGGTGCAGCCATATTCGTACCTCCTTATGACCCTATTGCAAATAGAAGCTGATTCTGAGTGCTTCCGATTGCAGCAGAAAGAACAATAGATGTACCCTTGTAGGTTGACAGATAGAGATCTGCGGCATCGTCAACATCCTGCAACCAGGCACACTCGATCCTAGACATACCAAGGGAGGCAGCAGTAATCGTAGTCGTAGTGGCATCAGCCGTTACCTTCTGAATCGTAAGGATCTTGTCACCAAGGGTCCTATACCCTATCCTCGTAAATGTGTTAGCCATCGTTTCTCCTCCCTAGTATCCCACACAGAACATGAGTTGCTTTGTACCGGCAGTGATCTCCTCGTTCACAACTGCAGTCCCTGCGTATTGGCTACATTGAATGGGGTTGTTGTCACCAACATCTTGAAACCAAGTGTTCTCGATGCGAGTTAGCCTTATGGCTGTGGCAGCAACACCTATGCCTCCGGTGACTTCCGTCACCACAAGAACCTTGTCCCCAAACTGGTAGCGACCTACTTCTGTTAAATTAGTGTAAGCAGCCATATTTGTTTCCTCCTAAGGAATCTGGTCCCACTCAGGTGGGTAGCACTTGCTACCAGAATAGTGGGGAGATTCTATTCTCTGGTCAAAGTATATGTCAAAACCGCTATCCTGTGCCTTATAGGCAAAGTACAGGTCCTCACCTACCATAGTCGTACCGGTATCATCAGTAACCCAGTCGGTAACGAACCAGGGATACTCAATGTTGTCGAGAGCAAACCTACTTACCATTAAGCACCCACAGCCAACAACCGCTCTTCCCATTGCCTTGGTGACATTAACCAATGGCTCAGAGAATGCCTGTTCTGGCAGACTAGCATGGAAATTCTTCGTGCACTCCGGGGGAACATACCCAACCACCATTAGACCAGCCTTGTGGGGCTCAGGGTCCTTATAGTAGTACTTTCCCGTGACAATATTAACGTCAGGGTCCTCAAAGTCTTCCATGAAATAGTCAAGATGCTCATACTTGATACCATTATCTGCATCAAGCATAAGTAAGTAGTCGCAATCTGTGTTGACAATAAAGCGAGCACCTACATTGTTACGGTTCTTACAAACATAAATACTTGGTTGACAAACGGGGACAAACTCGTACTTGCCATTGTTCTTGTTGGCAATATCCATGAAAGAGACAGTCAGCCCCCAATGGGTCATGCACGCTGGACCCGATATGAGCCCAACTGCGATCTTGTACTCAGACATACAAACTCCTTGTACGTATACGTACAATTATGTCCATGAAAAATGGACTTACTGGAAAATAGGTGGGGCCGAAGCCCCACCATGTGTTACCCGAATACTACCGGCTTACGGGTACAGTCGAAGCACGATGGGGGTCCATTCCGCATCGACAGCAACCTGACCGTAGTTGTGACCAACGTCGGGGTAGATCTTACCGCCACCTGTGGTCTCAGTACTGGTCGTGTAGCCAGTCACGGCACCCTGCTCAGTCGAGCTGTGAACACGCATACCAATGGTAAGCGAGCCAGCTTCGTCGTGCTGAACACCGCAAACGCCCCAGGTCTGCAGCCAACCGTAGGAACCACTTGTGATGACTCCCTTGGCAGGAACACCAGCCGGTGAGCTGGTCACAACTGCAGTCGCTGTGAGCACCGAATAAAACGGGTTGTAGACAAAGTTGATCTCTGAAAGAGTGGTGATAGCCACCTGGACAGGATCATAGAGAACAACCGAAGCTGTTCCAGCAGCACTACCGGAGGTATTGCTTTTGATCTTGTAGGTGTAGCCAGTACCAGCCACTTTCTGAACGACCAGCCAACCCTCTGCAAACTCATTCGCCACGAAGGCGCTTGTGCCAACGGTAAAACCTGAGATGCTTTTAGCGCCGATTGCGGCAGCAATCCCCCCTACCATGGCAGTTTTAGCCGCGTGTGTGGGCTTAGAATACGCCAGGTGACCGGCCTCAGTGGCCTCACCTGTACCGGCATAGTAATACACACGACCATCCGCGAGCTGCATACGGGTACCGATTTTGTGCTTGGCAGTAGTGGACTCTTCAAAAAGCCCCTGCTGAATCACCAAGCCCGTGGTTACTTCAAAACCTCTAGCCATAATAATTTCCTCCTTGCGCCCCCACGATTCTCAGCCGTGAGACTCCGCATGTTGTGTGTATAAAGGTACCCAGATACAATTAAATGAGTACCTTTTTACACTGGTTATATGTTTACGCGGTAAGCGCACTCATGTAGTAGTGGGCGTTCCGTCGTGTACAAACCATGTTACCCTTGAAGAGATACTGCATCGACTTGGTCACCTGGTTGGTGGGAACCTTCCAAGGTGTACGGACGAAGTTAGCATTCTTGTGGATAACGAAACCCCAGTGACGGCTATTTAGCCAGAAACCGGCAGCACTAGGACATTTGCCATCGGCCCATACTTCAGCCTGGTCAAGCATATGTACGCCTGAGAAACCAGCCTTAGCAGCCTGGGGAGATTCCATACGCTGGGCAGCCTGGAGCTGATTCAACCAAGCGTCAACGATGGTGTCATACATGATGATCATGTCGGGTTTGTCTTTCATGCCGTCACCGATCTTGACAGCAGTACGCCCGGCACGAAGCACCGCACTGGTAATGGGGGTAGAGGTGGAGCTGGTATTAGCCTTCCAAACACTCATGTCCGATTCGGCAATCCCACCATACTCAGTGGTTGTGGTTGTGTTGAAGAGAGCCAACAGACCGTCGAGGTCCTTGCTGGAGTTGCCCGTACCGTCAGAGTACAGACCATCCGCCAGATCCTCTTCCATCGACATCTGACCGTTCTCCAACTTGGAGACAACCATATCAACCTCTTCCTCAGGACCGTTGTTCTCAAGCTCTTCGTCCCAAGTGATGGTAACGTTGATGTAGTAGTTTCTCCAGGAAAAGATCAGAGAGTTGAAGATTGTCTGATGACTTGTGTCCAACTGGTCGGCCCCATAAAAGGACCCACCCTGCATCCGATCATACCCTATGGGGATCTTGATGTCTTTACCTCCGCTGGGTTTGCGAAGAGGTTTCTTCACACCCTTGCGGAGCAGGTAGTTGGACCCGAAAAACTGGTCAAACGCACGACCACCATCAGCCATGAAATAGCTTCTGGTGATACTTTCCAATTCTGTTCTTGACAGAGCCATAATTATGTCCTCCTACGCACAGCGTAGGACCTTAGCCTGTAGCTGCACGTTTCTTTAAGAGATCTGCGGTTATTTTCTCACGGAGTGCAACCGGATCTCCACCAGTCTCCAGCTCAGCACCGGCATTCGCCTGGCCTCCGCTGGACTGAGATCCATCGAGGACAGAAGCTGCCCCCTTGGCTTTGATCTCCGCGATAGCCTTTTTTCGACCTTCCGCGTAACCCTCTTTCTTCGCAGCCGCAATCTTGTCGTCAATGCCTTTATTAGCCTCAGCTAACTGACCCTGAAGCTTAGGGATCTCGATTTCGTAAGCGTAGGCTGAGATGATATTGTGTATTGGATCTTTCTCCACGATACCAACCAGCTTATCGGCATTGCTCATAAAATCGTCGCGCTCACTTGTGAACGCCTCAAGATTCTTCTGCAGTTGTTCTTGATACTTAGCCTCCTCCTGCCTCACCTGTATGTCGTTCGCGGCCTCGATCTTAGCCTGGGCCTGAATCATACGCACAAAGTTTGCGGGATCTTCCTGGAATGCATCAAGAATATCCTGGGGGTCACGTTCCAGAACGCTATCCAGCTCAGTCTTGATGGGGGCTACTTCCTTAGTCTCTGCCTTCTCAAGCGCAGCTAGGCGGCCCTCAAACAGTGCCTTCTCCCTCGTCCAATCAAGCTCCTTCTGCCTTAACTCAGCCTCAGCAGCCTTCATGCGTTCATTGACTTCGTCAAATCTCGACTTGGGAATTCGTGGATCATCGTCCTGGGTTCCTGTGCCGTCACCATCACCTGCATCAGAATCGTCAGTGTTTTCCGCATCTCCATGCGAGTCATCGTCTGCGTCGTGGTCGGTCTCCATGTCCTTTAACACGCGGTCAAAATCGTCATGGTCAGGGTTGTGGGTTTCCATCTCATCGGCAGATGAGCCGATTCCAGCGTCGTGGTCTGCGGTCACACGATCTTCGCCAGTGTTTACATCTTGGTCTTGGATTTCATCACTCATGTTTGACTCCTTGGTTAATGTTATTTCATATCAAGCTCTTCGCGCATTCTGCGCCGTCGCCTCTCGATGGCACTCTCAGTCTTCTTGAAACTGGGCGCGGTGTCCTCTTTCTTAGGCTTCGGCTTGGGAGCCGGTGCACTTGCCTTCTCTGACTTCCTCTTGGCAAGATACTTGCGTGTTGCTTTGAGCACGTAGTTGGCTGCCTGCCGTGAACCCATTCCCGAAACAATAGATGCTAAGCCCATGATTTTCCTCCTAATCAATGATTACCTGACAGTGTGGTGCATCATTCCTCTTCACACAGTCACACTCCGGTAGGCTTGGATCTATGGTGGGCCATGCCTTCTGTGGGGTCCTCAGCCCGTAGATTAGCCCATCATGGGTCCTCATTATATCAGTATGCCTGTAGCCACCGAAGTTGTTAACGTGGATATTTATGCCCTTTCCGTGACAGACCCCGATCCAGTAATTCATGGACGGTATCTGGTAATCGTAGTGAGATGCCCTGTTTATCCCTATGCCGTAAAGCTGTATGTCTGTGTACCCGCAGTATATGGCTAGCGCGATCATACAATCCATAGTGCATCCAAGGAGGTCAGTTTGGAAGTGGTTAAACAGTGTATACCATGGATATACCACCTGTTTCAGGCCTGGTATATCCCACTTCTCCCTAACTATATATGGTGTACCAGTTTCTATTGCCTTACGCACAGCACGCTGGTGAATCTCGCCACCCCTTAACCGGTGCAGCTTATTGTGAAAGTTGTGTACCTCAAAAACGTAATCGACTGGTCTCCAGTTTAGGACGTTATTCATTCCCCAAATCTTAACACCTGGACCACACTGTGGAGCCAGGGACCAGTTAGGACCAAGACCCAGTAAGTGAATAGTAGCCATGTCAGCCCCCTATATGTTCTGTTGAAATTTTGGATCGAATGAGCCGTCAATTACAGCCATAGCCGATGATTGCTTGTGACGGTCTAGCATCTCTTCCTCTTCAACCTCAGGGACTGGCGACTTAAAGAATGCCTGATACTCAGCACTGAACATGTAGTTGTGGTTTGGATCTATCGTCTTTACCAGGTCCTTCCACATAACGAGCTCCTGTCTGAGCTCAAGTGTACGCTTCTCAGCACCCATCGCCATGATTGTGTCCATGGCTATTGGGGACAACCTCACCATCTCAGGAATCCTTATTTTTCGTTCTTCGGTCATTGTCGGCCTTCCTCTTCCTCCGAATCATTGATCTTATTTTAATGTACGCAACTACGAATCCCACTAAAGCCCCAGCAGCGTAGTATACGCACTGCGTCCAGGTGAGAACCTCATCCGGTTTAATCTTTGTTATCGTCTGCTCCATCTCGTTCTCTCCACATCCCTAGACACTTGCCTAGCCTATGCTTGAGCTCCAACCCCTCACGCTTTGTCTCGCTCATGCAGGCATCCATAAATTCTTTCTGTGTTTTGTAGTCGTTTGGGTTTGGCATTAGTACCTCTCCAAATACCTCTGCCTCAGTAGGCCTACGCGCTTGTTTGCCGCGACTTCTTCCTTGGTCCTAGCCCTTGGGTAGGGGTCAGCATAAAGTCGCTTTATTTGGGCTCTAGCCTGCTCTCTCGTCGATATGTACTCCTGCTTGCCTCGTTGGACCATCTCAAGGTCGTTCATGTACCCGTTTACTCCCTCGATCCACTTGGCATCCGGTCTCCTGTAATTGTCACCAGCACCGAATGAAATTATCTTCTGCATCGGCTTTTTACAGATCCTACACATACAACGGATCTTCTCGTCCATCTTGTGAAAAACCTCTATCACGTTATCACAGTCGGGACATGCGTAGTCATAGATAGGCATAAGACCTCCTAAAGGCTCTTATTGGGTGCACCAGGTACACCAGCTTTTGTCGCATCTGCCTGGACTTCCTTCATCTGATTGAGCGCTGCGTTGTACTCCTGCTCGTCCATCTGGGCAACCCTCTTAACAGCGTCAACGATTTCAGGATTCATTCCAAGCTCCTCTAACCTCTCGATCAGCATCCCTTGCTGACCAAGCTCCATCCTGTGTATGACCTCCTCGCGGTTGGGCCAATCAAGGCGTATGAGTAGCTCGCGAACGTCTATGGCACCCTGTGCGTGTAGATCCTTCGCCTCCTCTCGCTGGTTCAACCTTGATGTCGGCATTGTAGATCCTGCCTCTACGGAAAAGTGTATCGGCATCATTATTTCTTTTGAGGATAACTGACCCATCTCAGTCGAGCCGCCCTCCCTCTCAACGAAGAATATGCGCTCGTCTGTGTACCAGTTTTGAGCATGGGATAGCCACATCCTGCCTCTCTCGCGGAGTAGCTTGCCGTATCCCCGGATCTTGCCACGGAGCATCGTGTGCATGGACTCTATGATGGTTGCCACTGTTTTGTAGGCCATGCGTCCCTTGGCAATGCTAGGATCTGTCATGTCAAAGATCCCCGCTATCTTGTCGAACATCTCCCTATAAATGTTTAATATTTGTTCTATGTCTCTGTGGTGCGGGGGTGGCTTCATGTGCCCTATGGCAGCAGCAACAACGTGATCCTTTGGGTTGATTACCTTTGCCGGTGCATTCGTGAACGCATCGTTTGGTACCTGGGCATTACGCGGGTTAATAATTGGGCTACGTACAGCCTTATCCTTTATAATGTTTAGCTGGGT